TTGACGGTATTGCCACTAAATGTATACGATGGTGATGATATATAATTTATACTACTACTCATTGTAGTGTCAATTGTAATTGAATTAAAATCAATAGTATCCAAGTTAGTTATAGTTATTGTATCGTCTGATGTTGTCGAGTAAGACGCGGGCTGAGAAGAAATTGTCATGTAATGCCTCCGTTTGTTTATGTAGCATAGGAAGTCTAGTTTTATAATTTTCCATATGCTCAATTATTGTTTTGCAAATAAAAGGTCTATATCTAGAATATGCTTCAAAACTGTCAGTCCATTCGCTAGGATACTTAAATGTATCAAATGCCATTTCACTATAACTGAGCCTATCAGGAACCATAGGAATAGAATCTACAATGGCACCTTCATACCAACTAATGCCAAGTGTTTCTTGCAAGTTAGCACTGAACACCATTTTACTTTCACCTAGCAGTGTATGATACTCGTGTTTGCTAAGTTGTTGATCTTGACAAACAACAAATTCATACTGTGGCAAATGTGTAGCCAAGTCGCGAAAGATATCAACTTGTTTCTCAGGTGCTATGCGATGAGGAAACAATATAAGGTCACGCTTTGATAGACCTTTATATGCAGCCAGTGTATCTTCCATATACTCCATGGGCCAGCCAGTGCGTACAATTTTTGGTTCTTCACCTTTTAATATTTCGTCAAGGTGTTCACTAAACCAGGGATTTTCTGTAGGATAATCGTTCAACAGATTTGCATAAAACATTGTAATATGAAAGTCTGTGGCAAAGTAGTTGTGATCAAACGCATAGAAGAATGATTTCTCAGCATTCCTAACCCAAGGCTTGTTACCAACCAGTCGACCTAGAAAGTCTTGTGGATCATATGAACCAGCATGCCATAAGCCGTGTGTGACTACTGGAATATTCAGTAGCTCACTCATGTACTTTAAGTTGATAATGCCCGGGTGCCAAGCGTCAGTAAAAATAAAGTGGTCGCCAGGATGAACGGCTCCGTCGCAAAATAGCCGACCCATCTGCTCAACTTGATTAGCTTTGTATATATTAGTTCCGCCAAAGTTGAGAAATGCTCCAGGAGTGGTAGCACTAGGAATGTCCGTAGGACCTGATATAATGTTGACATTGTGTCCTGCCTTTTGTAAGAGATCGGGCACATGGGACTTCCACTGTCCCGTGTACCTTGTCTCAACCGATTCTAGATCAATTAAGAATATGTTCATTATACTCTGTTGTATTGAGGCTTAGTGCCTTGGTAAGGTTTACGTTCGCCAGTCCATGCTTTCTTTGGACGCTTACTCTTTTCAAAGTTCCTCCACGCCCAGCTTTCACGATTGTACAGATCCGCTTCGTTGAAGGGAAACATTTCCAATCGGCAAAAATCTAGATATGCCTCGAGGTCATCAAAGATCTTAACAATCTCAGGACGGGTTTCGAAATAATTGTTGTCTTTGTAATTTTTATTAGCCATGATAGCCTCTCAATATTTAATAAATGAACCATTTTCTCCGTCTTCGGAGACCTCAATCCAAACCTCACGGTTGGGATACTTTTGTGAAATGACTTCATATAAATCTCCTGAAATCATTTCGCAACTCTTGTAGTCTAACGCTAGTATACTATCTTTATAAAGATTTAGCAACCAGCGTTTGAACTGAATAAACTCAATATCACGATCATCGTGTGTAACACCAATCCAAACTTTAAAGTGAAAGATATGACGATGCGGATAACCTAGGAAACTTACGTCATATTCGTCACCTGTTGCCAAGTTAGGATCCGTAAGTGCGGCTGGATATTTGTGCATACCTTCTTTATTAAAGGTAACCCAAATCATTTTATTAGGTCTGACATCTTGTTTAATAATCATAGTGTTGTATCTTGTGTATATTGATCCCAATGAGTATACTTGTCTTTACTCATCAAGCTCTGTAGGTGATGTGTCCACACACCTGGATTTGTAGCACCCCAAGTTCGGTCGTCTAGTTTAAGTGTGGCATTATAGTTGAGTTGAGCAATGTAAGGTAACTTAACACTAATCATAGGAACAAATCGCGGATATTCGTTATAAGCAGATTCCAATACGCCTTCTATGTGTTCGACACCAAAGTCTAGTGATACCCAGTAGTCTGCTTTTAGACAGCCTATAATAACGTCATCCCACGCTTTATAATCTTTGTGGCTGATTGCTCGAGGATTAAAACTTTGGCTTGTACCAAAGTAAATATGTTTCACATTGGCTTCCATGGCTTTTGTAAGAATTTCTTCAATGGGCGGTGTGCCCACAACAAACAATGTAAACATACCGTGACAAATAGTATGTTCAACTTCGTAACCCGTAAAGTAAACGACGCCTTGCCGTTCTTCAGTGTTTAGTCCCATTTGATATAACCTCTGCTGTAACCATCTGGACGATCCACACCATCCGCAAATGCTTGCTGCCATTCAGTGTTACGATTATAACACTTGGTCCAGAAACTATCAACCTCAATCTCACCGTTTGTAATCCAATATTTGGCATCTACCATACATTGATAGAATTTATCATTCCGTGGGCTTGGTTTAATTGTAGTAACAGCCTTCCAAAGTTGTTGCTGTGCTTCTTTATGACTAACAGCCTTGCCAACTGCATCAATGATCAATGCATTATTATTTAGGTTAATCTCTGTACCTAAATCATATTTGCCACTCAAATCAATCACTACATCGTAGCTTTCAGTCGTAGCAACTAATAGTTTATCACCCCACAATTCTATATTGTGCGATCCTAAAACATCAATTTCAAAATTTAATGCGTTGATCTGTAATACTCGATACGCAACTTGTGCAAGAAACCCACTGCCAATAATCAGCAGTTTCTTACCGTCACCACTACGTTTGGCAATTTCGTCCATTGGTTGATAAACAATATTGACAGCACAAGCAACTGGTTCTAATATATATTTTGGGCTGACCTCTGGGACCTGCACATATTCATATTTACGAACATTGTAGTAATCTGAATAAGCAGGCTCACCTCGGGTAGCAACAATATCACCAACATTAGTCATTCTAACATTGCTCTTAGTAACAATGCCAATACCTTCATGTCCACTCATATGCATTGGTAATGGTCCAAACTCTCCAACCATCATGTCAATGTCACTACGACATACACCAGTCATTAGTGCTCGAACTTCGATTTCATTATCTGCCGGTTCGGGTTTATCCCATGCAGTTTCAACAAAACTGCCATCACCGTTTGTAAACAAGATTCTACTTCTCATAGTTTTTCAATTACTCCGTGTATCCAAGTATCTTGCTCGTATTGTTCTGTCCAAAATTTAGCATCATCGACTCGATCAACAGCTTCTTTAATCATAGCCTGGTATGCTTCTTCAGGACACCATCCTAGTTCAAAACGTTCTACACTATTATCTTCCATAAAAAATTCAATGGAACTATCGTCATCTAACATACTACGCCAATTGGCAGTACACGACCATTTGTTAGCAAAGTCGATAACACATACATCATCTACATCATATGTTCCGTTAGGATTGACAACTCCATAGTCTGTACTATCAATATCTTCTAACCGCCAAGCCGCTAGTGTAGTACTACCTTTGACTTTATCTGCTCGCCAGTGCGGATTTATAGCAATATAAAGACTTAGTAAGTGTGGCATCAAATCTCGACTAACACCGCCAAATGATAATTTTTTAGTAGTAAACCAACTACCTGGACTTGGAATACAATTCTTACGTATCCATTTAATCTTTACTGTCTTGGCCTGTATAGCCAACTCTTTTAATTCAGCAATGTTACTACGCCACATGTTATTTTTAACCATTATGAAACGGGTATACTTGTATTCTTCTAGTAAACGTTGCCATGTAAAACTATTTGAAACACCTGGCTTTTCAATAAACACAATTTTACTGCACGGTGCAACTTTGCTTGCAATATCAAAATGTGTAAAGTTGGGAGTACAAATATGTGCAGTGTCAAATATCTTATGGATAAGCACAGCCTGATCCACAGATGTATACATTGCACCTTTCTTTGGATCTTGATCCACAGTAATAATCTCGTGTCCGAGTTTTTCTAGTACAGTCTTGTACAACTGTCCTATACCCATACCAACAATTAGACTACGCTTCATTTTTAATTTGCTCGTATTGTTTAAAAAGTCTAGTTACATCTTCCATACGTTCGGCAAATATATCAGGACTCGTTTGTGCTGTTTTTTTCATATCATATTCACTGGGGTAGTGACGCAAGCAACTTCTTGCACGATCTTTAATTGCTTTTGGAACTCGAGGAGTAGACAGTATCTCTTTCAAGAATTTTTCTGTTTGCACAACAGCTCGATATCTTTCATCTGGTAATGTCATTTTATAACTCTTTTCATGAAAGTTTTCACGGGTAATATTATACACCGGATTCTAAATCATCCAGCTTTTGAGTATCAAACTCTGCTTCAGTTTCTAATTGTACACTATCTTCATCTACTTCGTCAAACAAAGCGGAGAACATGCCACTTGCATTGACTGTCTTCTTACCAGTTGCACCACGGGTACCGGGAATAGCTTGCCAAAATTTATCAAACCCATCAATGATAGCAACAGCAGTAGCTCTATCAGGAGCACTGAAGATAGCATCCACTACATCTTTAAAATAAATGCGTTCAAACTTTTCGTCTACTAACATAGCAGGACATAAACCAGCATCATATTGGCGATTAGCTTCTTGCACACTATTCAAATGCAACCAGACATTATGTCCCATCATAATTGCGTATGTGAAACTATCCCAACTAGTTTTACCTTCTTTACCTATCTTATTTAGATCGCCCGGACCGTAGATACAAATATCTTTAACCTCTACTCCATCCATTAAAGGACTTGTAGTAAATGATTTAAAGTGTTTGTCTTGTACTACTACGTCTTGGAATAGTCTAGTGTCCTTAGCATACTTTTTGTTGTCTAAACTAGGCAACATCCGGTAGAGCCACTTTTGTCTATCTGTAATTTCTGTTTGTACATAAATCTGTCCATTTGCAGTGGCAAGGAAAGGACTAGCACAATCAAAGCTAATAGTAAAGTCTGGATTGTGATATTTACGAACAGCACGTTGAATGTCTGTTAGCAACAATGCCCATTCTAATTTACTTGTACCGAGAAAGTGCATCCAATCTTGGTGACCTTGTTCAAGCAACCCGTCAAACTTTAATGCTACAATTCTACGTAATACCAAATCAACGTCGCACATATTCTGGCCACCCATGGCCCAGCCATTAAACGGTCGTTCATACTTAGTCGGATCGCAAAAGTCTTTCATTTGCTGATACCAATCTTCTGCTTGATCGTGATTTTCACCTTGCAGTACATTTAAGAATTTACAAGCACCTGTACGATGTTTGATAAAGTATTCGTTATTATATTTTGTAGCATTTACTGCTTGTTGATAGGTTGCAATGCCGGTGGCTTTCTTTCCAACGGGGCTACGTTCCACCCATGCTGGAATATCAAGAACCATGCCATAGTCCATAAGTGCATCCATCCACGCAAGAACTTGCTCACGCTTCTTTTGTGCCGCATCAAGTTGTGCTTGATACAACTTAGGATGATCTATTTTAGTATATTTTGGATTACCATTCTTATCAGTCTTAGGATCGCCGGTCGGGTGTAACTGTGGAACAAGTTCAACTCCTCGAGCATTTACTTCAATCCATTTGGCAGCAACTTCAGGCCCGGTAGGATCTCGCCACTCGCCTGCCCACACACCTTTACCAATTTGGAAACCTCCGGAGTCTCCTAGTACCCAACTAGTTGAACGATCTCTATTGCGGAACATATCTTCACTAGGATCAGGTTTAGTCAAATCTAAGTTAGCATGGCCCGCTGAATACAAGCAATGATCAAAGTAAAATGCCGCATTGGGATTCAAGTAGTTCATTGCTTCAATACCCATAGGACCAAAGCTGGCAGGAATACGTGCAGGATCTACGTAGTTACTGTAGCGTTGTTTGCCTATGTATGTGCTGTAAAATCCCGACGTTGCCGGCAGGAAATACGCATAATCGCTTTGTGCGGCTGTCAGGTTTTTATTCATTACTTAGACTGTGCAGGTAAAATGTAGTCGTATGTAGCAATACCGCTATCAACTGTAATGTTCAACGCACCTGCATCTGCAATACGCATTGTGATATCACCATTTAGATTCAAAATGCTTTGCACTTGATTGACTGGCCACGACCATGTTTGACGCAATTTTCCATCAATACCTGACTGAAAGATAAACGAACCTGCGTGTGTGCTTGCATCACCAAAGCTAAACACTAGATCGTTACCGTCTGTTTTAACTTGGAAGGTTTGTTCTTCCGAGTGTGCATTTGCTTGAAATTTAAGACGTTGAATACTAGCCATGCTTGGTTGGAATTCGATATCCCACTTAGCACCTTTGAATTTAACACTTTTCAATTTTTCATTGATAATGTCTTGATTCATAAAACGGTAATCGTTTTGGAAATCTCCAAGTCCGTTCTGAAAGTGTAGTCCTGTAGGAATAACTTCTCCATTACGTTCTTGTTTAACAACTGAGATAGTTGCATTGTCTTTGTATTCTGGACATTTAAGATGGATATCCAGCTTGTTCAAATTAGGCATACCAAACACACCTTCAAAGTCATCAACTGGACTATGTGTTTTTGCATTGACAATAACTGAACGATCTTCTGCCATTGATTCAATGCTTGTTTCTTTAGTAGTCGATGATACCTTAACCAAAGGCAAAAAGCCCAAGCTGTGTGTATGTGCTACTAGATCTTGTAAAAAGTGTTTCATGTGATTCTCCATATGTTATGATTATACTTAGGTTTTTTGACAATGTCAAGGATTTTTCCTAACCTTCTTATTGTATTTCACCGATTCATTTAGTATACTAAATGATGTATCGATGCTGTTAGCATAGTGTACAAATGCCTCTGTGTCTTTAGGAAGACATGCTCCACCAAATCCACGTTCGCTATCTAATCCTGGCACTAATGTATGACTATTACCAATGCGACTATCGTGTGTGATCATTTGTCTAACCATTTTATAATCGGCACCGTTTTTTTCGCAAATGTCATACAACTGATTAAAAAACGCAACCTTTGTTGCTAAGAATGCGTTGATGCCATACTTGACGGTTGCCGCTTCTACAGTGGTGCAGTGAAAAAACAATTTACAATTTGGCAATATGCTTGTAAATAGTTCTTGCCAAAATCCTTCGGGATCTTCCCCACCCAACACACATGATTTTTGATCAATAAAATCTTGATCAGCAGTACGTGCTCTTAGAAACTCTGGATTATATACAATTGAATGATTGCTATATAATTCCTCCATTGCTTCTAATATACCCGGTGTAATAGTACTCTTGATTAAAACGGGCATAAAGATAGGAACTGTATCCATTACGTTTGCAACATTTCCTATGTTGCATACTCCATCTAATGTGGGTGTGTCAACGCAAATAATCAAACCGTCTGCGTCGTGATTATCTGCAATTGTATTAGTTGTATATTTTGGATCTACAATAACAACTTCGTGTTTGGTATGTAAGGCCTTTGCTACTGCCTTACCTACAAATCCATAGCCTGCAATTATAATTTTCATATTAAAACTCGAATAAACTGTTAAAGGTGTTCTTTTCTTCTGTGCTACGTACATCCCACTTCAACACACCGATCAAGTTATCTAACTTATTGTCAATAATAGTCTGTTCCATCTCAGCATGATCAAATGCTAGATCCTTAAACCACTGTGGCAGACGCAATTCGTCCACAGGATACGCAACACTAGTAAATCCCATTGGATTTTGCTTTAGCTTGCAAACAATAACCTTTGCACCGTCAGTAATACCCATGCTGTATTTGTCTTGGTACATACGTTTTAGCGTATTCCAATTGATACTTGCACGAACATGGCCCGGCATATTAGTCTTGCCGTCTTTCTTTTCCTTGGCTTCGTACTCAGTAATATTATTGGCACGTTTAGGACTACCTTTCTCCCAACCAGGCCTGCTTTTAAATCTTAGTCTAAACTCGCTGATATGATCCAGTACTTCTTGTTCTGGTTTACCCATCAGTACCATTTCAAGAACATCACTAAGAAAGTTTTGAATAAATTCTGGAGTATCGCTACGTTTAAGATCCAAGCCCATGGCCTTAATCTTACCAGGCTTACCTTCTATGTCACTACGCTTGCCTTCTTTGTCGTAATATAATACCGCATACCGCTTTTTAGTAATAAACAAACTCTTAGAGCCAACAATTTCACGACCTGCTTTAATAACTTCACCACGAGTCTTTGGTACGTGAAATGTATCCAACATAAACTGTGGAAATGTATTATTCACTTCATCGGCAATTTGATCATACAACTGTACTACACTTTCCTTTGTCCAGGGAATTTTGCCCGCTACAATTTCTTTCTCAAGAGTTTTATACGCAGAGAAATAACATGAGTCCGTATCACCGTAGATAATTGCTTTGCCACGGTAGTCATAATCACCAGTGACAATTTCATTGACCTTACCTGCCATGTGTTTAACAATCTGGCGACCGCTTAGTGTGGTACTTTGCCCAATACGCTTATCAAAAAACCTACAACCGCTGTTAAGAATGGCACCATATAGACTATTAAGGTTAATCTTCTTGACAAGCTGTCGTTTGTCCCAGTATTCTTCTTCAACTTTGTTACCACTTTTAATACATTCCTTTAACTTGGCCTGCATCTCTTTACGTTCGGCATACCAACGCTTGAGCAATCCAGGAATAATACCTTCCTTCTCGTAAGTAAAGATTGTACCATTAGCACTGAGAATCCACGGCTGATTACTTTCAAAGATTAGTCTATATACCTCGGCAGCACTAACAACATCAGTGTCTCCGTTTTCCCAGTCGATAGTAATGTCTGTACCAATCTCTTGATTCATTACACATTCATATTCTAAACTACTGAACACACCTTCCCACGATGCCGCAAACGATTTGCCCTTGGCCATTTGCAGTTCGATAAATTCTTCTGTTTTAGTTTGACGCAACTGTCCAACAATAGTTTCCGGGCCCATATTCAATGCACGAATAGCACTTGGATAAAGACTGTTGATGTCTAGAGATCCAATCCAATCATGAATACCTTCTTTAGGATACGCAACATACGCACCAGCCGCTTGACTATCTTCACGTTCATCCATCTTAGTACGATTAGGAACTTGGAATCCACGTCTGTGACATTCGTTGATAATAGCCTGCTCAGTCACTGCAACAGCACCCATTGTAGTTTGTAGCAATACAGTACATTCGTGTGCCAGTGTATTGGCAAGATCCATGAATTTTAGTTTCTTGTCCAGTCGATCCAACAGCATAGTATCTTGTCTGTTGTATTCGATGAATGTTTTAAAATCATTGTTATACAATTGATCAAGCGTGCCTTCGTATTGTGTCTTACGCTCGCCTAATTCATATTCTGCAATAGCATCCAGCCGATAACTGTGGCGTTCTTCGTATGTATACTTGCGATACAATTCTAGACTGTCTAAGTGTACGCGGCCGATAAAGTCGTATGTAATGGCTTTCTTGCCAAATTTTTCATATTCACGACGCTTGGGATATTGACCAAACAAACAGAATCTACGTGTGTCGTCTTTACTCAACACTTTAGTCACACGATTTACAGTATATGGAATATCATAACCTTCGCTGTTCCAACCACTAAGCATATCAGCATCTTGAATAATATCAAGAAATGCATCCAACATTTCTGCTTCTGTTTTAAACAGCATAGTATTGGGAAAGTCTTTAACAGCTTCGTGTGCTTCTTCCCAAGTTAGTGTCTTTGGAGGTACAGCAAAACATACGAGTGTTTCCAACCATTGTAGGTGAACTGCAATACTAGTAATTGGCATAAAAGCATCTTCTGGAGTACTGTAGCCACGTTCCGGATCAAAGTCCACCTCAATGTCAAAAAATGCTACATTGAGTTTTGGGGGTTCTGCGTTTAGATAGTTTTCACTTAGACAAACAAATACTGGATTGATGTCAGCTTCAAATAATTGTTTACCAGAATTGATTGCTTGTTCTTTTCGGAAGTCTTTTGTATTTTTACAAACAATGCGACTAAGTGCATCGCCGTAAATACTTTGAAATTTGCCACGAGGGTCTTTATAATAAAGCGTGTGTTTGACAGGGATGTCACGATACTCACGCTCGTTTTTTTTATTTCGTTCGACTACTTTGATAACGTCGTTATCGCGGTCAAACCATGCGTCTACATAGCTCATTAGTTCTCCATATGTCATTTCCGGCTGACAAATACCTTACGTGCGGTTTATGGCCCGCTGACCTTATACAACAATATTTATTAGATACGTTTAGTAATATCTAAAATTGCTTCAATTTCTTCCCAGTCTTGATTGTAAGTGCTCCAATCGCCTTTGTGTGCAATTTTAATTGCTCGATTGATAACACTGGCTTTGACCTGTAATTCTTCTGCAACTGCCTGTACTGTTTCCTTTAGCCCTACTTGTAAGTCGTCAATTTCGCGAAGGACAGTGGATCCTTCTGTAATCAAACGCTCTAGTTTTGCCTTTTCTTCCGCACCGTATGAACGACCACCCATTGTAACTCTCCTAATGTATATGCCTATTATATACTACTTATCTTGCGTATGCAAGCTGTTAGATATTTTAAAGGTGAAAGTGGCAGAATAAATCTGCCACTTTGATTACTTGTTAAATCCTGCTAATTTTAATAGTCTGTCAACGTCTTCATTTTTTTTGAACTTTGATAAATCTACTGGCATTGGTACTATGTCGCCGTCTTCGTAGTCGTAATCACCGGGTATGCTGGAATCTTTTCCCTTAGCTCCTTTCCACATACGCGAACCGTGCCCAATTGGAACCCATCTGCCATTTCCACTAGGGCCATTTCCATCGCCCTTACCTGGTCCATCGCCCTTACCTGGCCCATCGCCCTTACCTGGCCCTGGCTTATTGCTGTTACCACCAGGTCCGGTATTATTGCCATTGCTGTTACCACCAGGTCCGGTATTATTGCCATTGCTGTTACCACCAGGTCCGGTATTATTGCCATTGCTGTTACCACCAGGTCCGGTTGTTGGGCCATCGCCTGGTTTATTTGATGGTGTAGGCACTACAACGGTACTTGGAGTGGTTGTATTACCAACATCAGTTTTAATGTTAGATGGTCCAGTTGTAGTATTTGGTTTTGGTGCAGGACTTGGTGTAGGACTTGGATTTTGACCTGCTAATCGTGCCCTTGCCTCCGCAGCTTTTTTACGGTCTGCAGGATCGGACGATCTTTCTAATTGTGCAATAGCATCTTCTAATCTTTTCTTTATTTCTTCTCTAGATGGTTCCGCCGCAGGTTTAGGCTCAGGTGGTTTAGGAGTAACAGGCGCAGGTGTAGGAGTAACAGGCGCAGGTGTAGGAGTAACAGGCGCAGGTGGTTTAGGCTCAGGTGGTTTAGGAGTAACAGGCGCAGGTGTAGGAGTAACAGGCGGACGATTTGCATCATCTTCTTTACGTTTCTTTTCTGCATCTTCTTTTGCTTTAGCTTCTGCATCTGCTTTTGCCTTAGCTTCTGCTGCTTTTAACGCTTCTAATTCTTTTTGCCTTTTTTCGTTTTCTGCTCGTGTTTTAGCTTCAGCCGCTTCTTTTTCTTTCTTTGCAATTAGATCTTTTAATTCTCTTTCTCTACGATCGGCTTCAGCTTTTTCAGCTGCCGCTTTATCTGCCGCTATCTTTGCTTCACCATCTTTTTTAAAATCACTAATTATTTTATTTTTTTCTGCTTCTTTTTTAGCCTGGTCTGCTTTTTCTTGTGCAATACGTGCTTCTTCTTGTGCTTTAAGTGCGGCTGCTTTATCCGCCGCGTCTTTTGTTTCGCGAGCTTTTTTCTCTGCTTCTTCTGCTTCCTTCCTAGCTTGCTCTGCTTCTTGGGCCGCCTTCTTTTTCTTAGCCTCTGCTTCTTCTGCTTGTTGTCTAGCTATCTCGTCTTTCTTTTTTTGTGCTGGATCGGGTTGTACTGGGTTGGCTGGAGGAACATTTGGATTAGGTTTAACTTTGTCGTTTGGTTGAGTAACTGGTCTTAGTTCTTTACCTTCTACTCCCCATTTTTCAACAGTCTTATCTTTGTAGTCTTTCTTTGCACGACCCAGCACCTTACTTGCACCACCGTCAGGAGAATTTAATACTTCATCTGGTACATCTGTATATTCTTTGCTAAAACCATCTGTAAAAATAACGATAACTTTTTTAGCCATGCTTTATCACCACTTTGAGGAAGGGAGAACTTTTTCATCCTTCTTTTTCTTTTTCTTCTCTGCGTCATCTTTTCCAATAACAATATCTGGTTTTGGTGTACCATCGGGCGTTGTATTAGTAGTTACTTCAGAACCAACTGGTGGAAGCTCTGGAGTATTATTTGGATTTGGTACTGTATTAGGCAAACTACCGTCTGGCCATATTTCAACATTATTGTATGTAAGTGTATTTTCCGCTTTGGCCATTTCTTTACGCTTTTTAGGATCCATTTTGGCAAGTTGTTCAAGTCGTGCAGCCGCGGCACCATCATCTTTGGCGAGTTGGTAGCCATTCGGAGTTTGCCACTTGCCATCTTGATTTTTAGTCACGCTTTGCGACTTTACAGGTTCATACGCTTCTCTTCCATTTTTTATTTTATCAAGATCTAAGTTTGGATCAGTAGATCCAGTAATCACCCATTTCCATGGAACTTGGTCAGCTGGTATTTCTGTACCTATTGGAGCACCACCACCTTCGGATCCTGCTGATCCGCCTTCTGGCTCAACTGGTGATTTTTTATTTTTTGGCCAAAAGTAAATTCCCAATAGTATCAGCAATGCAACCAGTGCTATTACTTTTTTTGTATGTTTTGCTGGCGGTGGTTCTGGCGGCCGCCATGGTGCATCTGGGTGCGCCGGCCTTGGTGGTGGTTTAGGTTCTGAAAACCATGACCACAACTGCATCAATTTACTTGGAGATTTTGCCAACACAGCCGCAGATTCTGGATAGTTGGCTGCGATAAACGATTCCACATCGGCTGCACTGTTGAATACAGTACCATCCGGTGCCTTGACTATTGCGTTACCTGCTTGTATTTCAGCATCTGCCGCTGACTTAGCCGCTTCTATATTCTTAAACCCTGGCGGATCAATACGTTTAGGATGAAGAGGATCGGTGCCACTGACATCAACTGGTTTTTCCACAGGCTTTTCGTACTTAACCCATTCACCTTTTTCATTCTTCACTTCCCAACTGCCATCTTTATTTTGTCTTGCTCGTGGCAATGGCGTCAGTGGTTCTGGCTCCACGTGTGGTTCGGGTTTTATATTTTTAACTGTGCCTGTTTTTGTGACATCTTCAAATGATGCAATGGCATTGTCGCCTGCACGTGAGTACATGGCTTCACCGTTTTTAATTCCAGTTACATTCCATACTTCTTTTGTGCCATTTGGTAATGTTATTTCAATAGTTTTAAATTCTTTTATAATTTCCACAGCCGGCTTTTTCAACCAGAATTTTAGTAGACTAGGTATTATTTCTTCGCCGGCTTTTAATGCCATGCTGGCCGCACCCTTCAAACCTTCATTTATGGTCTTGGATTCAATTTCATGCAACTGCTTGCGTAATGCAGTCATTGATTCAACTAATGTCATTTTATTATTCATATTATTCTATCAATCTAATTAGCATGGGTTTTTAACAGGAGGTTGCCCTGGCATTTGCATATCGCAATCATCCTTTGACTTGTACATATTTTTAACAGCATGTGACACGTCTTGTGCAATGTTGAATTGTAGTTGTGCAGGTAGTGCTGTTCCGACCATAGTCTTTCCAAATTTGCCACTAGTTTTAGCTATTGCCTTTACTACCGATATAAGTTTTTCAATTTTATTTACATTGGCCGCCGCTGCCGCCCCTATTCCAATCGGGCCGCCGCCGAATATTGCCCCAACAGCCATACTGCCAGCAGTGATCCCTGCATCTAATGCCGCATCACCTAGCGTATAAGGAATACCGGGAATAATATCTGCATCCCATTTGTAACCACCCATACCTACTTTAGAACTAGTACGTTCGTCGCCTATTGCTCCTGTAGTTGCACCTAGCCCTACCATAGTGCCAGGGTGAGAAAGTACTTTTCCAACAGTATCCCACTTACCTCCTTCATTTACAGTATACCCAAAACTTTCAACTAATGACTTATGTATCATACCTTCGGCAAATGCCTGATCGTCTTCTGAATCGTCATCGTTCATACTGAGATATTGCTTTAGTAAATCGTCTACTTCTTTTGCTTTTTCTGAAGGTGCAGAACTACCACTTTTAGGAACAATTTCTTCACCTTGATTTAAACTTTTACTGGCTGGCACTTCACTACTTACGGGAGACAGCGGTGTTGATTTTAAGTTTGTTGGTGCAACAACGGATGATGTCACTGCCGCTGGCTGAGCTAGATTTTGCATTGCCGCTTGTCTCACACCTGCAGATTGCTGTTTGACCGCATCAAATTCTTCTTTTGATTTGCCGCCAGTTAGCCAGTCAGTCAATCCAGCAGGCCCTTTTGCATTATCAGGAATTAGTCCCAGTGAAGCAAGTGGTTTCCAATCTTCAGGTGTTGGAGGTGCACTGCGTGGAGATTGCCCTTCCTTAGAACTCCATTCATTATCGCCGTAGGCAATAATAAAGTCACCTTCGCTATTAAATAAACCTTCTAACTTATTTTGCTGTGCTAATTTTGCAATGGCAATGTTTCCCGCAGTCTTAGGATCCCATGATGTAAATCCTGACCATCCACCCTTAGCTTTTTCCACAGACGCTTTTTCTTTGGCAGCTTGCTCGGCAGCTTGCACAGTTGCCAAGGTTAGACTGGCATCTTCAATTAAATCCAAGCGTGTGACTAAATCTCTAAAGTTCATTTCTTTTCCGTTATTTCTTATTGGGCACACAGTTGTTGACTCTAACACCGCCTTTAATTTTGGTGCCTTCCTTATGCTTGCCTGTCCAGCACTTGGGATCTAAACGTTGTTTAATGGCTTCGTCAATTTTATTTCTTAGTGCTAATAGCTGGTCTAAACCTTCTTGCTTTACTTCACCGGTGGGCTCAGGCGGGACATCCCAGGATGTTTCTTTACCGTCGGGATCTTTGTATGTTCCGGTTGCTTTGCCGTTAGCACTAGTAATGTTTGCTTCATGCCCGAAGCCGCGCATACTAACACTGCCGCCAGGGTTTGTGCCGTCGAGTTTTGTTTGTATTTTGGTATTTAATTCCAAATCGCTAGCACCCAGTTTGAGTGTGTATTCCAAAGTGTGTGTTCCAGATACAAAGTCAGTTACCCAAGACATTCCGGGAATAATGTTTGATGGTAGAGACCAGGTAGTAGGGCGCATGGCACCGCCAGCTCCTGAGTTATCCCAAACAAATGTCCCAAGCTGCGGATGAGTTGCTGATCTGTCGCCGTCCTTTCGAGTGGTAAATTCCCAGCTGCCATACATGCCATCTTCAGGAGGAACTTGAGGAACTGGAGGAGGCTTTGCAAACTGTGCTGCATCATTTGGACCATCGTACCCTTCATATTTTTTAGCATCGTTGTCAAACTGTTTAATGGTAGCTTTATTGATACCTTTAAAACGTTTGTTGCCACGTTCGAAGTCGCCTTCAGCATCTGCCTTTTTAGCATCAGCACCAGCCGCTTTTTTATACTTGCCCAACAACTCAGTTGAAAGTTCGTCAATAGGCTGAAGACCGACTCCTGCCATAGATTCAAATTCTGGCATTGGTGCATGAGCATCGCCAACCTGACTGGCGTTCATTACCATGCCTTTGTAAGAGATTTTTAAATTAGAGTAAGCTAATCCTTTGCTTCTTAAAAAATCACCTAACCATTTGTCAGCTTGTTTAATAACAGTTTTTGGATCCCCTACCCAGTTGTTTTTTGCTATAAATGGTGTTAAATCAAACTCTTTAAACTCGCCGTCTACCCAAACAGACGCTGCTAATTTATTTGGATCACTGCCTTCCGCCACACTTTTCTTTGACTCTTTCATCAACACACGTTCAGCAATAACGCTGGCGTACTGGTTTATCTTTGCACGTTTTTCTTCTTTGCGTTGCGTGATGGCAGCTTCAGCTTCCGTAAAGTATTTGTCAATGATTCTTGGCTTACGTTCCACTGGTGCTTGAGGCTTTTGATAATGATTCATTGCCATTTGTACAGGCAATGCAACCTTATGAGGATTAGCACCTTCTTGGATAATGGACACAAATTTCTTCATGTCGTTGGACCCTTCTACAGGCTTTGTGGCAATGCCATCCATTGCCTGTAGAAGCTTCTTCATGTCCATGTTATTACCCTTTGAAATTTTTACTTAAATATTTAATACGATCTAATTCTACATTTTCATTTTGATTGAAAC